TCTGTCGTAGTTGAGTTAAGCAGCTGCAAAAGTTGATATGTCTGAGACTGGTAAAGAGCAATGGAGGTTGGGTCTGTGTTGGTCTGGACGGCTCCGGCGGGGGACTGTGTTGAAATGTTGTTATACAAGAGTTCCGACCCGTACTGATTGACGAGACTCATATATGAAATTCCTGTGCCGTCGGTGGTGAACGAAGCGCCCGCGACAGGGTTGAGAACGCTTGACCTGCCCTTAAAGGTGAGGGTTCCGTCGGCTGAGGTGTACAGGTAGCCCTGCTCGGAGGTGTTGATCTGCTGAAGGTATGAAAGACAGTTGGTGTCCTGAGTGACCGCGTAAGCGCCTAAAGTTGAGGTTCCGCTACCAATAGACCTTGCGCCTTGATAGGCGATTTCTGGGCGGTCTAGAACGGCTGTGACACGGGCTGACGATGACTCTGCGGACGGGGTGAAGGCGTTCAGTTGCTGATTCGCCAAGGTGCCGAACGCGTCAACGCATCGCGCAACCATCCGAGCCTGATTGGCGTTCTGATAGTCAAGGTTCCAGTCCTCGACGAAGCCCGTGTAGATGGGGGTGCCGTTGGCGTAGATGATGATGGGCGAACGGGGCAGGACAAAGGGGTAGTAGATTGAGGCCGTGTTGAGTGGGTCAAGGATTCTCGAGTTGTTGTTGAATACGATCTGTGCGGTGCCTGCGTTGAACTGGTCAAGTTGGCGGTTGCGTCCGCGCCTGATATTGACCGACAGGACGATTGACGTGAGGTCGGCGTATGCGAGACCGCCGAGGGTGCCTGTGTCGAGCAGTCCGAAGACGGCGTCATTGAGTTGGAATGGTTGACCGAATCCTGTGGTCGTTTGGAACCCGACGAGGACTTGATATGTGGGGACGGTCACAGTGTCGCTGCCGGTGCGAAGACAACGCCTGAGTCGCGTTGCGCTGCCAATATTGCGTCGATGATGTCTTGACCGATGGTTGCAGGCGATGAGACGAGTCCTGCGTCGAGGTTGATTGTGATGTTGTCAAATGGGCCGATACCCCCAATACCAGCATTGGCGAATCCTCCTGCGTTGCCTGACGTGTTGTCGAAGGCGGGTGCTGCGGTGTTCTGGACTTTGCCTGGCGCAGATGGTGCAACTGCGGGGGGTGCTGCAAAGACTTCAGGATTGGCTTCAATGATTGTCTTTTGTGATTCTTCAAAGGCTCGAGCGCTTGTCAAGCCTCCGCTGCTGCCCCCGCCACCGCCGATTTTTGGCATAGCGAAACTTTTGCCACCGAGCAAAGGAACCCAATCGGGAATCGTAAAAGCCAATCTGCCGACGGTGTTGTTCCAGACTGCAGCGATTGCTTCAAAGACAAATGTTGCTGCGCCTAATAGACCTTTGAACAACGGGATTGTGACGTTAGATATCCAGAACCGAAACGCGCCAAACACGGCGTCAACAATGGTGCGGAATGTCTCAAATTTCTTGTAAGCAATAACCGCAGCTGCTGCAACAAGTCCGATGCCAATTGCAATTGCGCTGATTGGGTTAAGACTCATGGCGATGTTGATTGCGACAATGGCGGTAGCAATACCGGCAAGGGCGACTGCAATGACGGTAAAGAATTCTGGGTTGTCTTGCGCCCATGTAGCGAGGTTCTGAAGGAACGGCAGGACGGCTTCAACGGCAGGCATAAGAGATGCGCCGATTGACTCTTTTGTTTCGTCGAGGGCAAGTTTCATTCTGGCAAATTTGCCTGCGGTGGTTTCGGCTGCTTCTGATGCTGCACCGCCGAAGGTCTTGGACATTGCTTGCATGACTTCGTCAAGGGTTGCTCCGCCTTTGATCATGTCGCGAAGTTCCGGAGACAATTTGGCAAGGGCGGTCATGTTGCCCCCGTATGCCTTTTCTAGAGCCTTAGTGGTCGTCTCAAGGCTCAATCCTTTGGCACTGGAGATGTCCATAGCAGCCGATGCCAGTTCCTGCGCCTTTGTGATGTCGCCAGTAGCGCGGACAAGACCTCCAAGTGCCGGACGAAGTTCGTCATCGGTGACTCCGAGCAGTTTGCCTTGGACGGCTATCCAGTCCTCGTTCATGTTGATCTGTGCGTCGGTTGCGCCTGTGGTGCGTCGAATCTGTTCCGCAAGTTTGTCCTGCGCGGCTGCATCCTCAATTGCGCCCTTGACTGCTGAACCGAGTGCAGCGGTAAGACCTGCGAGTGCAGCAGCTGCGGGAACGGCTGCCTTCTTGATTGCAAACTGCGCCTTCTCGCCATTGGTCTCAAGGTTCTTGAATTCCTTGATCGCTTTGTTGATTCCTTTGCCGTCGAACTCTGTGATGATTGGGATTGCGATTGTCATTTGAGTTCTCTTTCGACGCGGGCTTTGACTTCGTTTGTGGCGCGTAGAAGTTCGCGTTCAATCTCTCGACGTTTGCGGAACACGGCAGGCCCGAGAATGCGCGTATGGTTCGGACGCAACTGCCCGAGGGAATCCCCCAGGCGGTTCTGGTTAGCGCGTCCCGCTGCTTCAAAGACGGCTGCAGCGACATTGGTCTGGGTGATGTAGATCAGCGAAGTTGCCTCTCGAGAAGCATCCACTTTTAACTTGACTCCAGAAACTGCCTTTGCCACCGAGAACGGAAATATCTTCTTGTTGGCTTGTTCCCATTTGCGGGCCATACCGGACAGAGGAACTTTCGTGTAACTCTTTTGCACTTCTTGAATGGCAGGTTGGGCAATACGGGTTGCGTCGGCGGTGAACTGCTTACGGAGACCAGGCTCAATCTTGTTAAGCGAACGAATAGCGTCACGAACTCCGACGACTTCAAGTGAAGTGTTTGTTGTCATCGTCTGCTCCTTTGTGCTTTTTGTTGTTCGTTCAACACGTCAACAACCGTGAAGAGATCGTCTGTGTCGAATGGGATGTCGGGTGTCCAGTATCCAGTCGCGACAAGAACCTCCGCTAGTGAGCGTCGGAAACTGCCGCTTCTGTAAAACTTGGAGCATCCTCCGACACAACCTCAATGGACTTTGTCTTTTTAATGAATTCGTCAAAAGCGAGCGGGGTTGTGATTCCCGCAGCTCGAGCAGATTCGAATGCAAAGAATGCAAGGTCTTCTGCGCCGATGCCGTTAGCGAGACTGGATGCCTGTCGTTTGAATTTGCGTTCCCATGCCACGACAACGAAGAGATTCGTTTCGCATTCATAGGGGTCGCCTTCAATCGGTGTTACTTGTAGTCGGATTTTCATTGTTTCCCTCTTCTATTTTTTAGACGATGTCTCGGACCCAGGTGCCGTTAGTGAAACTGACTGAGGCTACGGCAAGGGTGCCGATGGACGACATGATGACCGGAGCAGCGTCCAATGTGCAGGTGGTAATCGTGTATTCGGGGTTGCTTGGACCTTCGGTTGTGCCAGAAGGGGAGACAACGATTGTGCATGAACCTGCTGCAACGATTGCTGCGAGAAGTGTTTCGATTTCTCCGACGCCGTATGAGAGATACAGGTCGAGGTTAACTGCCACCGATTGGAGGCCTTTTGTTGCCTGTCGACCAGTATCAGCCAGCGAAGTTGACTCGAGAAGCTCGAAGCCCACCATTACTTCACATTTAGAAAGTTGATCGCTGACGTCAATTACTGATCCGCCAGTTGGGGTGATGTTACAGGTGGCTCCAGAAAGGAATGTGCTTGTTGCCATTGGTGGCTCCTTAGTTTCTCTTCACGGCGATTGCCACCGTGAGGTCGTATGTGGGTATGTCTTGCCCGCCGTAGTTTGCATTGCCTGGACGGGCGTCTGTAACTGCGATGGACGAGTTCATGATGGTGTCAACTGTTGACATCAAATAGTCTCCGCTGTCTTGGTTGCCTGGAGGGGCTGCAAGGATGCGGACTGGAATGCGAAAGTCGCCCACGTTGTAAGTGAACGAAGTCATGACGGGGAGTTCAATCATGACCGACATTGGTCGCGCGTTGCGCGGGTCTGTGACGGGTTTGAGACCGAGAGCGGTAAGTTGTGTTTTGATGGCGTTGACTGCGTCGACGAGGATTCCTGTTGCAGCCATTATGCGACCTGTGGTCTTCCGCAGCCAATAAGAGCCATAATGCGTCCCATAGTTGACGGGATTGGTATGGAAGACATGGCGTCGAATGAGGCGAATGAGTCTGCTGATCCGCGCTCGCGATAGAGAGTTGCTGCGTACATGATTGTGCCAAGTTTGACGTCGGCACCAGGCACCGTGGATTGCGAATCGGTGTATCCGGCTTCGCGACGTTTCCGAAATATGTAATTATTCGAAGCATTAACGCAGACTGTAATGAAGGCCGTGTCGTTGGCGGTTGCAACGTCGATGCCCAACCATGAAGTGACATCGGCTGCGTTAATCCATGAAACGGACGGGGTGAAGGTAACTGTGCCGGTAGCAGTAGATCGAGTAAAGTCGTCGCCTGCGTTGACATAAAGGAACTGGTAGAGACGAATTACATCGGAGTCAAATTCAAGGTCGCCCTCGTCAGATACCCCGATGAATTCAAAGTCTTGTGTTGAGACAATGGTATGTGTACCCGAGAATCCATGACTTGCGCCTGCAATAGTTACGGAGTCCCCGACCTGTATGCCAGTCTCAACGAAGGTCTGAAGGACGGCGTACCCATCGAGGCGCGTATGAAACGCGAGATCGTAAGTAGCCATCGTTCAGTCCCTTTAAGAGTTCGTCTGAATCAGACGAACGCAGCCTTGATGGTGAGCGTTGGGTCAATGACCTTCGATGCCCAGTACCCTCTGAACGCAATTTGGCGCGAAAGCTGAGAGGGCATCTCCACTGATATGGCCCCTTTCGCCAATTCATACGACTCAAGCGCACGAGGGTCAAGGATGGTCATACCAGCCGAGGTCAAGTTGCGGTCAACTACAACGCGAAGACCGAAGGCGAATGCGCCCTGTGTCGATGCGACGTTAAGTGAACCGTAAGCGTTCATCGGGCCAACCTGTGGGAACAACGGACGATCTGCGGTGTCGCTGAGTGAACCCATCAACTTCCAGACGTTGGGTGAGACAGCAAGGATTGACGGAAGGTTTCCGTTTGAACCCGAAAGGATGTCTGCAGCTGCGGTGTACATCCACTCGACCCAATATGCAGGGTCTGCGATTGATGCGTTTGCAAAGTTGTTGCTGTTGGTTGTGCCAGTCTGCAACTCTGAACAAGCGAGCAGGTCTGTCCGATCTGCATATACGCGTCCCATGTCGTCCAACAATGCGCCGAGAACTTCTGGCTGTGACCAGTCCATTGAAGCCTCTGAGATTTCAACGTATCCACCTTGAATTGTCTTGGTGATTTGTACGTCTTCGATTTCAAAAGTTGAAGCAGTGATTGTTGTGTTCTGTGTTGCAGTGCCAATTGAACTGTTTGTTTTTACTACAGGACGAATGAAGACTGCGCCTCCCTGGGGCATCGGACGAAGAATTGTGGCATCCACGAGAGGGCGCGAGCCCACAAACGAGTTGAACACATTTTGAACGATGGGGGTCGGGATGACGCCTGGAATATCAACTGTGGTGATGTCTGGAGCGGCTGCGCGAATGTTGTCGTTTAACTGTGCGAAGTCGTGACCACCGCGAACGAATGACGCAATGTATTCAGACGCTGAAGGAAGTTTGAATTCGCGTCGTGCTGAAGCGAAAATTGGTGATGTTGGGATGGCGTCGGGCGCGGAGGCTTCGACTTGGTTTTCTTGTGACATTGTTTCCTCCTGGAGACTTGTGTCGGGTTGGGGTTCGGTTGACTCTTCTTCGACCTCTGGGTCGGGTTCTGAGGCAGCGATGGAATCGATGGTCGCGTCGACAAATGCCGGTACTGCGACAACCGAGAGTTCTGACAATATGGCTGACGAGACAATCATGACTCCGCTTTTGTCGTACTTGAATTTCTTCGGAATTGCTCCGACTGAAACTGAGTCGTATGCAGACATTTGAATCAACTCAACCACGTCATCTGCAGCCTTGCTGCGGGCAAACGTGGCACTGAAGCCGAGACCGTTGTCTAGATCAACGAGTTCGCTAACAATGCCGATTGGGCGTCCGTCGTGGTTTTCGAGAAGTCGCGCGGACTTGGCATTCAAGTCAAAGGCTCCGCGCTTGAACATGACCTTCTCCCCACCTGAAACGGTTGCGACGGTGTCCCAAGGGACGGCAATGCCGGTGATGGTGCGCGGTGCATCATCTCCAGCTGCTGCGTCAAGAGTGACGGGGACGGCGGTGAACTTAATCATGAAGGAATCTCCTCGAGGTCTGGA